CTACTGTAGTTGTGTAAGTTTGCACTGGTTACCTCTTTGAGGAATTCCTCTTGACCTAGTGGTAGCCAGTGTTCGATTTCTAGTGTGTAGATATCTTGTTTGCGAATTATCATGTTTTGTTTGGGTTCTGCTAGTGTTGGAGTGGCTAGGGGTGGAAAACTCACTCAAATTGTTTCAAGTCAAAATTTTTTTATTATATAGGTTCATAAAACGGATTTTTAGTGTTTTATCCTGTGTGTTTGTGACGACCCTAAGTTGCTAGACGTCTGCAACAACTTGCTGCTATCCATCTCGGGACCCCTGAACCCCCAGGAGATAGCACAAGTTGATCTAGCCTTAGGCTGTCAACACACATATCTCAAATTTTATAAATTATATATGATTATATCACGGGTTTGGATAGTTTTTCAAGTGTAAATTTTTTGAGGACATTGCTGTGGTTTAGGGTCAGAAAAACAAGGCAAAATTATTTTGGCTTGAGGGGTCTGTTTTTCTAGAGGTATCTGTTAGTTTCGATTGTATAGACTAGTAGTTGGTGAAATTCTGGAGTTGATAGCTCACTTTTGTAAAGTCGTAGTCCCCACTGCGTTAGTGCTGCCGCTATTGCTAGTGTGTCGTTGTTGTAGTGTATTTGTAGTTTTTGTATAAACTCCTCTACGTCGTCATTGAGATCTTGCAGTTGCTGGTTGGTTAGTTCTGCCATTATAGTTCCTAGTAAAACAAAAGCCCGCACTAGGCGGGCTTTTGAACAGCTGTTTTTGTTGTGGAAGTGGATTTCTTTTATGCAGCGCTACTGCGACCACCGGCATCTTTATCTACACTCTAGACGATTGCGAGTCGTCATAAGTCGGTGTAGGTGATGTCCCGAGAACGTATTCTCTTAGTTGCTTTAAGTCTTGGGTTCCAGCCAAGATGGGCAACTAGCGCGTGTAGGGTTTTCACCTACATTCCCCACTTAAGGGATGTTTGCTTACAAAAACGCGACTAACCAGGCACTGTGGTTATAGCCTTGCCATTTATTGTTGGCGCACTGCCCAGTTGGGCATAATCAGTATTTTATACTAGCTGCGGTATTATCTGACTATACATAATACGCTAGACCCTAAACCGGATCGGTTGCCAGGCTAGAGGGCTTATTTCTAGCACACTGTCGCTCTGAGCACGTTTGAGCTACTGGCTGTAGTGGTTGGCCGCCATGCACTGTGGCAGAATCGGCTCCACTGGTTCTTACTTCTCGTAGTAAGTAACGCATAACTACGTATATGCTACGGTAACAGGTCTTTTGGTTAACCCCTATAACTGTTGACAAACTAGGGGGCTGGTTCCTTTAAGGTGGTTAGCAGCTTCCACCATGCATATCCGTTCCGCAGCAGGTTAGCTACACAAGCTAGTTGGCCACAGATTTCAACACATTTGTATAACCACCAACCTGCATGGGGTCAAATCAGCAGTTATACAAATAGGCTGATGGTTGGGTCTGTGTTAAGGGTAAATTCAACACAGATTAAGAACTTATCCAACAGATTAATGTTGGCCCTGGTTCGCCCGTTGTTTCCTACACAATAATAATATTATACACTACGGGGACTACAACTTCAAGTGAATATTTTTAATTGCCCCTAGTTGTAGCAGTGTTTCGATTACAGTTTGTGGTAGCCCGCTAATTGGGCCCACATAGTCTGGCAGTCCATAGCCCTGCCAATATTTACAGTTACTGCCAGTTAGTTCTACCAAACCCTTGCCAACTTCAACTTCTAGCGTCATCATTGACATGTGTTGTTCTCCCAATCAATAATAATATTATACACTGTTGGGTTGGCTATTTCAAGTCGATATTTTTAGTTGTTGTCAATACCAAAATGTTTCTTTACAACATAACCAACATCATTGCCGGTTAGTTTTTCTTCACCCCATTCCACTTCAAACAGGCCAGCACATTCCTGAACAATCAATTGTGCAAACTTTTCTAGTACTAAAGGTAAGAGAATACCTTCTTGTTCAACAGCAAATGCTGCTTCTTTAATATGTTCTTGTAGAGTTTTGTTCATAGAAACCATAGTTTAATGTGGTAAATGGCTAGCATAACCGTGGTAAATATAGCTGCTAGGGCTACTAGCAATAAGTAGGTAATAGCCCAGCGTTTATAGTATTCACTACCATTCATCGCCTATATACTCCACTAGGCAGGTCAGGTCGATACTCCCACTGCCAAAAGTCACTTAGGCCACACATGTGATGGGTAGGAAAGTACCAGACTTTTCTGTAGCCAATGTGCTGCATAAACTTGTGCCAGTACCACCTAATCACTCTAGAACTCCAAAATGTTTTAGTAAATCATCAGAATGTTCGCCCTGTCTTGATTCCCAATAGTCTATTCTGTTAGCACATTCACGAACGATCAACTGGGCGAACTTTTCTGCAAATGAAACCAGAACCACTACTTCCGGCCCCACCGCAGTGGCATCCCAAGCCTGTTCAGCCAGTTCTCTGATTCGTTCGTTCACTGTTCAATTCCAAAATGTTGTTTGATTTTTCTCACTCGATCATCTAAAGTGTATAGACAATCCATACCACCCAGATAATTTTCTGGATATGCTCGGCGATAATTACTTGGTGCAACAATATCAATACATTCCCGAACAATCAATTCGGCGAACTTCTCCTGATCAAAATGCCTGCCATATAAACGCTGATCCCAGCATTGACTAGCAAGTTCCTTAATTCGTTGGTTCACGCTTCAACTCCGAAATGTTCCTTGATCTTTTCTGCTGAATAGCGCATGCCCTTCGCATATGAGTCCATTAAAATGGTGCCACAATCTTTTGCCAAATCGTCGTCGGTGATCGCAGTAACACATTCACGAACGATCAACTCGGCGAACTTTGGCAAACTAGCATTATGATTCCCTGCCCAGCCGATACCTTCATCTTTGATGTATTGAAATCCAGCCTGTTCGGCAAGTTCTCGAATTCGTGGGTTCATAGTATTCCTCCATTAGTGGGTTCATAGTATTCATCCATTTGTTTAGTGCTATCGTGCAAATTTAGACATATGGTAGCTAGCCAGTCATAGCCGATGCAGTTATCTCAGGATTCGTCTCCGGCTGATTGAACCCGAATAGCTATAGCGTCCTATAGCGATACCTTGATAACACTAAACAAATAGGGTTAGAGGGAGTACCGCTGCTAAGTCATAGCTTAGCCTTAATATTGGTTGGTTGTACTCTCTGGCGATTGTTCTCTAACACAATAATAATATTATACAGTAGTTAAGCACACAGTTCAAGTGAATATTTTTATTCTTTATAGTTTACCAAAACTTGAAGGCAATCCCACTGGCCGTATGTGAATTGCATGATACGGTTGTTAATGGTAACATCAAACCCTTCACCATTACTCCACTCACACACTTCCATAAAATCCGTATCACTAGCATGTTGGCAGTAAGCCTTAAGTTCGGCAAATTTAGCACTACGTGTATAGGTTTCAATAGTCATTGCCTCTCCTCACATTATATAAATATTATACACTGGTTAGATAGACATTTCAAGAGAATATTTTCTGTTTAGCCGAATAGGATGGCTAATATGAGTGCGAGTACTAGTAACACAAAAATTATAGTGCGCTTATAGCCATGATTGTTGTTATCTACCATCGTGTTTGCTCCGCTAGTTCTTTATAACCCTGCATAGTAGGATGTACTCTATCTGCCTGATACTTGTTAGTTTGTATTACTTGATCACCAAACATACCCGCAATAGTATTTACGTCTTGGTATAGATGTTTGTGCGTTTGTTCGGTGGGCACAATCCAGTAAACCTGCCCACTAGTAATCTTGGTTCTAAGTTCACGCAATTTGCCATAAGTATTCGATGCATCACCATCATTAACACCTAGGCTAATAATGGCAGTTTTAGCTGCTAGGTTACTGTGCCGATAACGCTTTAGCCAACCACTAGTACTAATGCCTACATTAGCACGAACTTCACAACCACTGCGAAACTGTGCAACACCTAAGGCAATACTGTCGCCTAAAATTAAACATTCTAGCATGATTTAGTCGTCTTGTAGTTGATGCGTACTTAGGTACGCCATGTAGGCAGCCTTACACCGCGTTTCCTCTGAGCCCCATATACTTTCCCAGCTTTCGCCGTATAAACATTCCCAGTATTTGCCTAGAGGATCGGTACGATAACTCTTTCCGTCCTCAGTTTCTAGAAAAACTGTTTGTGTTAGTTGATGCCCTATAAATTTCATGGTTTTGCTTCTATGTATTGTAGTTGCCAGCTGTGGCAAGTACCACGAATACCATCATCATACTCTACTAGTACATTGCCCCAAAAGCTCTCTGGCCCATCGTAGTTTAACCATTGCTTGATAACAGTAGCCACCATCTGATTAGGCAGTACTAGTACCCTAGTGCCACTAGTAAACTTTGCAGTTTGACCATCGCTATCTATCTTACAAGTGCAAGCGTTAAACTCTTCGCACTCGTCGTCTATTAATAAGAAGTCCCAGTCGGGGCATAAGTGTTTATACAGTGCCAAGGATGCGCTCCTTGATAAGCTGTTTAGCTGCAAGCAGTGCACTGTTCCAACTGTGGGTGCACAGTGGATTGCCGTCGGCGCCAACGCCCGAATATCCACGTAAGTCTTGTAATGCCTCTAGCGCTACTTCAACTAGGGCATTATTATAGTTGACCCATTCATATTCATAGAACTGATAAACGCCTAGGTTTGCTTTATGTGTAGCACCGTGCTGTTTTGCAAGTTTAACAATCGGGGTCATAGCTCCTCCACTCATCGTATTCACTAGGTTCATAAACGCTCCTATCAATATCACTGGTAAAGTCAACACTATCACCAAACTCGTCGTAGACATGGCAGTCATATTGTGTTGGGTCTGCATCTGCATGCCACCTGCTAAACTCCAATCTAGCCTCGTAAAGATAGTCAACCTCAAACTCATCAACAATTGCACTAGTCAAGCTGTTAACAACTTTACATGTATACATTTGTTCTCCAAAAGAAAACGGCAGCCAAGTGGCTGCCAAAGAAAAACCATACAAAAGCTGATTACTATTCCTCACCTTTGGGGCGCTACAGTACAAGTCCGGAAATGCCTGTATCGAACCCTAATCAGCTTTTGTATGGCTACCGGTTACAAAATCCGGCTCAACACTTTCGAGGTTGATGTTCAAAATCCCGCTACCCTACTTCGTTGAAGGCTCGCCGCCTTTATACACGCTGATAGCCACGTGTTATGATATTGCTACCATATTCAAACACACTTGACGAGGCGACCAGTGTCTAGACCTGTTCCTGCTTATCTCTAGTGTGCTTGAATATGACACCAGTCCCTAAACTGGATCATATTGTCTTTTTACTCTTGGACGACAGTCCGCAGGTCTCAGATAACCTTATGCGTAGTCCACCATCACTCGCATATTTTAGTTGACGGGGCTTTCACCCGCCTCGACATTGGCCGCCTAGCCACTAGGGAAATGTGACAGCAAGCTTATCGGGCCTTATTATCCTTACCCTAAACCGCGGAAGGTGTAGCAGTTGAAGGCTACAGCGTCAACCTTGTGGGTTTGGGTTTCGCTGGAGTTGCACCAGCTCATCAGAGGATTTAGTCGGCTACCACTACCCAGTGGCCCCAACTTGAGCAGTTACTCTGTCCATACCTTAGTCGGGGTAAGGTAGTCCCCGTTACCGTTTTACCACAGTAGATGTATCGCCTACTGGGAGGTCTAGTAACTAACCTAAAGCCCCTAACGCTAGCTTTATCGCGCTCTACCATTGGGTATGGCCGAGATTGGTAGTACAGTCAGTGGTCGCTACAATGCACATTTTGTGAAGTTTAAGACTTTTATCTAGTGTGGCAAAATGTCATTTAAAGCGGTCAGTCTTGTCAGACTTTGCTTTCCTCACTGACTATAAATAATATTATACAGGGTTTAACCAACTCATTCAAGATAAAATTTTTAGTCTTGAACTACTAAATGCTGGTATGTGCTTTTACTTGCCCTAAATAAGTAGTCACGTATAATCTCTTGCCGCATTAGTTCACAGGTCCAGGTTACAAGTTCACGACTATAGTGTTCAAACTCCTTGGTATAATCAGTGCTCCAGTCAATGTGTCCAGGCCCAGGGCCGTGTGGTTCAGTGCCCCAAAATACAAAGCCACATTCCCTAGCCAGTGCTTTAAATCTTGGTGTTAATTTTGTGGGTGTTTGTGGTTGTTGATTTGGTTTTGTTGCTAGATTAATGCTATTGACGATTAGTTGATCCATATTATTCCTTTACTTCCCAAGCCCAGTTGACAATAACCCAGTCGTTTAGGCAATCCTCAAATGTAAACTTACTATCAACCTCCAGTTTACCAAACTTTTTACACATGCGACTATACCAATGTGGCCAGTACTCTGCACGTATTTCTTGCTCGGTAATTAATCTGGGTTCGGTATCCTCATACTCGTTATACTTGAATACTCTCATAGCCGTAGTGTTCTCTAATAAGTTTGGCAATAGCTAATCGGCCGGGATGCTTACTAGTTTCAATAATCTCTAGGCAATCATCTACTACAAGTTGCACTAGCAACTCATAGTTAGTTTGATTACGCATAAATCTAGCAAAGCTCCTGCGCTTGTAGCCTTCTACTAACTGTTTATTCAATGTGGTGCTCCTAGCCAGTGTCGGCCAATCATGGTTAGCATTACTACTATAGCACCATATAGTGCGGCGTACAGTAGGTAGCGTTCAAATCTGTTTTTAATCATATACCAAGGAATCTGCTTAAACACATATACATCTTGTATCCATAGCTGATCCCTGTCTAAGTAGTTTAGCTGTGGCGGCTGATAGTAGCAGCCAATTTTAACGCGCTGATTGAGTTGGATAGGTATTGCTACAATCTCGCCATCACGAACTATGTGTGCCACGTTTTAGTTCCTCTAGGTGCTGTTCTAGAATTTTTGCAACCATTTGGTTAAAAGTAATGTCCTGCTCATGTGCAAGTTTAGCAATGTGCAAGAACTCTTCGTCAGTTAGCTCAACCTCTACATTTTCCATTACATTGCCCTTTCGCCGTGTTCGTGAAAGCCAACATGACCACCACGAAATTTGATTATGCGCTTGCATTCTTCAAAGCTGATTGGTGTATAGTTAACGCGCTCTACACTTACGTTAAAGTATCTGGGGTCAACCTTGTCACCAGGCAGCACTACTTCACGGTAGTGTAGGTGTCCGTGAATATTACAGCCAAATCTAGCTAGGCTGTCTGGGTGTACTGGTATGTGACTCAGTATCATACCGTCTAGTACATGATAACCACGAACATCGTCTACATAGCCAAGATAGTCTTCAGCAGGAAAAATATCGTGATTGCCCTTGATCAACACCTTACGTCCGTTGAGTCGATCTAGCGTGTGCAGACTTTTACGGTTAATAACCACATCACCTAGCATGTATACACGGTCTTTAGCATTAACAACACGATTCCAGTTGTCGATCATGTGCTCGTCCATTTCCTCAACACTACTAAAGGGACGCAGCCAAGTACCGTCGTGTCGGGTAAACTTTATGATATTTGCATGACCAAAGTGCATGTCACTGATAAGCCAACAATTGGCCATGTTATTCTCCTTTAATCGTAGGCACTTCTGCCTGTATCATTGTCAATGCCGTCTAACATGTGATTTATAGCTTTATTATAAACCATTTGAAGCAGTCTGGCAAGTTCATAATCTCTAATGTGAAAAACACTTGTAGCCAGTATATCGTCAGAGCTCCTATCTAGTACTCTAGCAATATCCTGGCTGTGTAATTCTAGTACGTTACGTACAACATGTGGTGTCAGTGCCATGTTCTATGCTGCTCCGCTACCCACTCGATGCCATCATACTCACAGATGATCCAATTAACGTCACTGGGTATCTCAACAATTTTAAGTTCGCTATAGCGACCATTAGCAGCTTCGCCTAGTGTTTCAATGCACTGGACTAGGTCTGGATCGTCACGGTTAAGCTCGTTGGCATACATATAATCGTTGTTACCAGTAGTAAAATAGCTGTGATCATAGTCATCGTAAGCATGTTGCCAGCCCTTACGTTTAGCAATAAAGCTGTAGGCTTCATCGCTAAGGTGAAACCCACCGCCATAGTCACGGTTAATTACAATTTTAGTTACATCCATTGATCTTTCCTAAATTTGTCGAATACCTGTTTAACTTCTTCAGCATCTTCGGCCAGGGCTTCCACCACACGAGCTTCTAGTTTATCTATTAACTGGCCAAGACGTTCGCCGTCCCAAATAGCATTGTGTATTGCTAAAAAGCCACTAACCTGTGCCTGCACATAACTTTCAGGCCCAAAACCGAATACATCGTAGAGGGTGTGGCGATAGCTACTGTTCTGCTCTATCTCAGCTTTATACAATCTACGCATAACACTGCAAAACGCTTTTAGCTGATCGTCTTTATTTAATCCATTCCAGAACTTGTCGTGATCTTGTTCAAGATCTTGCTCCCACCGCTGAAAGCTATTATGTAATTCTTCATTAAACATTTAATACCTCTGCTGGAAATTCTATTTTACCATCCCACTCTAGTTGCTGCGACTCAAAGTCTGTGAGAATATTATCTTCAACTACATGATAGCCAAGCCATGTTTCCCACCACATGGGCGTATTGTGCAGCTCAATAACAGCTTTGGCCAGTTCTATCTTACGCTTAACATCTTCGTCAGTATATCCACAAGGCAGGTTGACTACATAATCACCAGCACCTTTAGCTTTCCAGTAAGGGTTGTTAGCTGTACCATAGTTGCAATAGACCTGAGTAGTAATAATAATTTTCATAGCTGTCCTAGAAATAGAATGGGCCAGCAGTGCTGGCCCACAATTCAAACACCAAGTTTTTGTGCAAGCTGCTCAAGTACTTCGTGGTTGGCTTTTTCCAGGCTTTCAAAAACTTCACTAGGAACACCAACTGCACCGGCGATACGCTCTACAAGATCAGCCTTGCGAACACGGGGCTGTGCAGCCTTGGTCTTGGCTACATAAACACCTTCACGGCTAAGTTTGGCAACGATGCTGCGGGTGCTCTTGCCAAGGGTTTGGGCAATCTGCTCAACTGGAGTACCCTGTTTGTACTGCTCAACAATCAACTGGGTTTGCTCAGGGGTGTAGTTTTGTGCTTTGTTTTCCATTTTGTTTTTCCTAGGGGTTATTTGCAAATCAATAATATGATTATACAGACAATCATCAAACCCGTCAAATGAATATTTTTTGTTGTTTATTTGGTTTTATTGGTTGTCTGCCAATCAATATGTATATTATACAGACAAACCACATATGGGTCAACAGAATATTTTTAGTCTTTAAATAAAGATTGCTTTATCTTAGGCGCAATACGAAAGCTCCAACTTGCTAATTGCCAACCAGCTATACCGCCTAGAATTGCTAGGGCAAGTTGTGCTGATAGTAGCATGGCAACGGCGGCTATTAGCATATAACTTAGGATAAATACCAGCATGGCACAAATAAAATTCTTGTCGCGCCAACTGGCCTTAAACTCACTTAGCCATTGTTTCATCCTCGTCACCCTCCTCTACAGGCCACCAACGCATGTGTTGAGCAGCCCAGTCTACATCATGTTCTGGATAACCATTGTCAATTAACCATTGCTCAATGGGCATGTCCCGCTTATAAATCTTAGGAAATCCATAACGCCAACCACTTGGCGGATCGACCCACATCATCATAGTGTTTTCCTTATTAAGCCTAATACTATACCTACTGTTGGGATTATAAGTAAACTAAATCCGAATAGGAGTACTAACATTATTAGTAAATTGGTTACCATACTGAACCATTGCTTGAGCATAAACATCGCCGTTCCTAGCAACCCCACCCTGGGGTTGCCAACCTAAACGCAAAAGAGCGTTGACCTCTATGACTAGGGTGTCAACGCTAGATGATTTTAAGATAATGTATTTTGTTACAGTGGAATGGAGGGCGGGATTTGAACCCGCGATTGTACGATTTTGCAGATCGTTGCCTTGGACCACTCGGCCACCTCCATGTTGTTTGTTGGTCTCGGATGAGGGATTCGAACTCTCGACCTCCTGCTCCCAAAGCAGGCATTCTAACCAGGCTGAACTAATCCGAGATTTTAGTTTAATACTAACCTAATGGCAAAGTCTTTTAATAGTTGTGCATGTTGCGGGCTGTAGTGGTTAACTTCAAAATCGTCAAACCACCACTGCTCGCTTTCAGGATGACAACCTATCAATCCAACCTGATTATTCTCAATAATAGCCATAGGATAACCATTCTGGTATCTAGCAATGACTTCGGTATCTTTAGTTGGTGCATGAAAAGTACAGCCGTCGTAGAAGTACATGTTATGTTCCACACCTTGCCAGCTAATCTTAGCTACAGTAGGGTCTTCGTGGTCGATACCATTGTCCTGGGTAACAACATACTGTCCGACGGCTAGTGGCACAATGTCAAAGTAAAGTCCACCGGCCCAGTAAGCACCCATGCAAATTCCCAAATACTTACCACCAGCTTCTACATAATCTTGTACCGCACGAATATTATTACGACTCATAACATCGTCAAATACATCGCTGTCGCCGATACCACCACCTACTACTAAAAGATCACAATCATAGAGAGCAAACGGCATATTTTCTAGGGTAATCATTTGTACCTTAAACTCAGGCTTAAGCGCACTAGCAACAGCATGTGCACAGTCAAGTTCTAGATAAGGATCACATACTAGTATCTTTGCAGTTTTCATAATATCCTCGTGCTGTGTGTTGGTGCTGCCTACGGGCAATATAGTTGAGTACACTAGCATCCACTTTTGCAACGTGTACCTCGTTGCCTAAACGTGCTGCCTTGCAAGGTTATATTTTCAGGTGGTTGAACGCCAACTGCTAATGTACTCAACTATATTTTGGTTCCAGATAGTGGACTCGAACCACTGACCTAACGATTATCGGTCGTTTGCTCTACCAGCTGAGCTAATCTGGATTGGTTGCGGGAACAGGATTCGAACCTGTGACCTTTAGCTTATGAGGCTAACGAGATTCCACTACTCTATCCCGCGATTGTTTGGCTCTGAGAGTAGGGATCGAACCTACGACCAATTGGTTAACAGCCAACTGCTCTACCGCTGAGCTATCTCAGAATTGATTTGGTGGAAAGTGTGGGATTCGAACCCACGGATCAGCGTTAGCCAATCGACGACTTAGCAAGTCGCTGCCTTAAACCAGCTCAGCCAACTTTCCAATATGGCGGCCTGTACGAGATTCGAACTCGTCTCTGTGGCGTGACAAGCCACTATTATAACCAATGAACTAACAAGCCATATTAAAACACACTGTACAGATATTAGTAAAGGCCTCTGTGGGACAATCAGTGTGTTTCAATATGGCTCCGGTGGAGGGAATCGAACCCCCACTAACGGTTTTGGAGACCGTCGCACTGCCATTATACTACACCGGAGTTGTTTGGTGGACAACCAGGGAATCGAACCCCGTATACCAAAGGTGACAGATTTACAGTCTGCTGCATTCGCCAATGCTGCTCGTTGTCCATATTTGGCACACCGTACGGGATTTGAACCCGTGATCTACGCCGTGAAAGGGCGTTGTCCTAGACCGCTAGACGAACGGTGCGTTGTGTTTTGTTTAATCAATCAATATATAATATTATAGGCCGTTTAGCCACATAAATCAAGTAAATTATTTCTCACTTTTAGGCCAAGGCCACGGTTCACCAGGGTAATTATCTTTACCAGCTACTGTATATGCTGCATTAACGCGGCGTTCTTCCAGTTCTTGGCGGACCCTAAGTCGCCAAACTACTAAGCCAATGATTAAAAAGAATATGCCTATACCAAGTAATATTTCCATGTTCAATCCCACAGTGCTTCATAGTATTTACCAAATAGTCTATAGCCATTGGCCTTGCGAGCTTGCCAGGCATCTAAACCGTCACGATCAATCTTAATCAGCTCAATTTGTTCCTGAAAGCTCTTGCCAGCTTTCTCCGCCTCACTAGGATGGGTATAGAACTGATCGTCAGGATTATCATCTAATTTTTGCTCGAAGGCCCAAATCATTTCATCTAGTGCCCAGTCCCAGCGCTTAAAGTGATTATCATCAACATCATAATCATGCTCTTTTGGGGGTGCACTAGTGCTACGTAAGTGCTCTGGCACATCCTCATCATCTACCAGCGGTGCACCATGCTTAGTGGCTTGCAATTGCTTGAGCATGGGTACAACTATATGACTTAGGGTATGATCCATTGACCAAGTATCCCATTTGTCAATCTTTACGTACACTTGACGAGTTTTTTTGCGGTCTACCCATAACAAGAACTTATGTAATAGAGTAGGAGTGCCATCCTGTTTTTCAGAAAGCCATTCACCAAAACGGTGAACCCATTTGGGCTTGTCTAACAAACCATCTTCGTCTTTAACTTCTTTGACCCAAAAGCAAAGCAGTTCAGCTAGCTGATAGGGGCCAAACCAATTGTTATATGAGTCAATAATTACTTTCACGTTAGTTCCTTTATGCTTGTTCTCTGCTTAAGTCTAGGTATGTAGCTGGTTGTACACTAGTAGAGGTTACGCGAGTGGGACAACCAAAGTGTGGACATACGTAGCCCATACTACGCTCCATAGTCATGCCACATACTTGACAACCTCTGTAAATTGCAGGCTGCACTGGTTGTACTGGTGGTATTAGTTTGTATACTAATTGCCTTAATTCCATGATCTCTTGCTCCAGCTTGTGTAACTTAGCCTCTAAACCTTGTTGAGCACGAGTCTCGGGTGGTGGTATACCGCCCCACATTTGTCCAAGATTACTTTTCACTGTCTAACTCCCGTTGTGCCTTAGCCCCTTGATGAAATGCTTCTTGTACCCAGTATTGTATAGTATCATGCCTAACATTACCACAATCTAACATTTCTTCTAAAAAACCATTGCGGTTGCGGTTGCTATCATAGCTAGGAAAAGGTTTGTTGTAAAACCACTCAATAAATTTCTTTTGTACAGGTACGTTCACTACCAATTCTCCACATCAGTTATATCTATGCTAGTATCACTAGTTTTGCCAAAAAGCGAAAATTTTACTCTTACGATAGGGCCAATGCCAGTGTGTTCCTCATACAATTCATATAGTTCAACTTCTTGAAAGTGATCTACAATCTCAGCCAATTGATTAATCTGTTTTCTTGTTAACCGCATATTACCTCCGCATAGCACTAATATCTTTAGCCTCTTGTTGACTAAAGATAGGCACAGCATTTGATTTGTGTAGTGTACCAATGCCAATGATGTTACCGCCAGTATAAACCGGATTTTCACGCTTAGCACCTATGCCATCGCCACTATCGCGACTAGGAATATGATCGTTCATAGTGCGGCCTGGTGGCGGAGCTAATTTAGGAATACGATTAGTGCGGTATTTTTTCATGGCGCATTTCCGTCAAATAAAAATATATTATAAAGTAATCAGAATCCGCCGTCAAGATTATATTTTCGCATTAGTCGTTTAAGTTGCTTGCCCAACCACTCGGCAGCTGCTTGTAGGTTTTGTACTTGCAACCGCTGGCCAGGTAACCACTCAGGCTTTAGTGTTAGTGCTAGTATTTCATCATTAGTAACATATATTGGCTTTACCGTACCATCGCTCCACTGCAGGCGTTTAGCTTGAATAGTAACTGTCTCCGGACCCTCAACTGAGCCAACTGCCACCTGCTCAATAAAGTCGGGTGTAATAGGGCGCTTTACAGCTACCTTAACAGCACCCTCGCGCTCAACAGCTTCTAATAGCCAGTGTGGAAGATCTACTACAGTAATAGGCTCAAAATCGTGGGTATAGAGTATTATGTTCACTCAGTATATTCCTCAAAAAATGCCTGCATTGTAATTGGTGCTACACGGCAAAGCTCATTATAAGCGCATTTAGCTACTAGTCTGTGCTCTTTTTGCGTGCTAGGATGTAGCCGCTGTTTTAGGTAAAAAATCCAGCTACGTAAAGTACCGTTCATATACATGCGACTTGGTGTTAAACCCTCAGGTAAAATTGCGCGTGCCTGCTCTTTAGCAATACCTGCACTAATAGCCCAGGTATAGTGTCGCTGTGCATCCTCAACAATAGTTTTAAGTCTAGTTTCCCACTGTGAGCCTAGTATGCGATCACTATCCACTAAATAGTCTAGTGGTATGCTATTCTGTCGGTTCTTATTGTCTTGTTTACGTGGTTCGCGTGTTGTGTCTAGCGCACCCAACGCTTCAACCGACTGATAGCGCTGCGAAAACTCCTGAAAACTAAACGACCTATGGCGTAATATTTGACGAGCAATATCACGTGTTGTATTAATTTCCATGCAAACATTAACCATTTCAAATGGACTAACATGGCCCTCTCTAATCATATAGCGCAGCAATCCGCCATATTCACTGTTCATTTGATTTTGTGGATTACTTACACGTGCAATTTGTGCAATGTTTTTGTCGATTTCAGGTGTTGTCCACCAAATATGTGCTGTATTCATCTTAGTTTAGTTGTGTTGTTGGTGTTTATATTATAGCAGAAATGCAAAGGGGTAGCAAGCTAATATTTTAGCCTGCTACCCCACCATTAAACATAGAATATATGTTTGCCTATAGTACGTATATGCCTTTTAGTTTTTCTCCAATACGGTTTAACATGCTGTGCATGAAAATATAGTGCATTAAAGTTTTCTAGGAATATCCTACCACTGAGGACGCCCTGTGCAATATGTAATGATTCCTCCCACTGTTTTATGTCTTTTATAGCTTGTTTAGGCAAGCTGGTCCAACTAAACTGATCGGGTTGGTAGACTACACCGCATATAGTCTTGCTAAAGTTTCCTGTATGTTTAACGCGATTAAGGGTTACTTGTGCTACTGCTATTTTTCCTTGATTGCTCTCTCCGCGTGCTTCAAAGTAAATGTTTTTTGCTAGGCAATGTAGGTCTTGTTTTGTATGTGCTAGTACGTAATAATAGTTAATTGGCGTTTCGCCGAATTTTATAGATACTTGTGGGAAAGACAATAGTAGGACAATAACACTAGCCGTAAATAGCTGTGCTATGCTCACTTGTGGTTCCTTTCTGTAATATAATTGTCATAATTCTATTATAATTGATTGACAAAAAAACTTCAAGTCAAAATATCTACTGGTACTGCGCCAAAAACACAAAAAAATTGCGCTAGACAAATGTTTTCCTAGCTGCTATAATATAGTTAATGGAGGAATACTATGTCTAAAATCGTGAACTACACGGCAGAATTAGAACATCTCATATCTAGTACCCTTTTACCTGCCTATGAAGACTATTGCAGACGATACCCGTTCAGCCCACTGGCTAAAGAAATCAGCTATGACGTAATTCGTGAGATTAAGCACACAAAGGATCCTGGTGCTTTACTCAAACCACGAAAAAATCTCGCTTGAAAAATTTTGTTAAACAGGCTACAATAGTAGTTCAGTTTAATTTTTTAAGGGAAATTTGTGAAGAAAACTATTTTAAGTATTGCTGTAGCCGCTGGTTTTGGTACTGCTCAAGCAGGCTGGATTAGTTATGACATAGATAAAGTCAAGGCAGATAACAAAGGCGGCAGCGATAGTCAAGCACATTATATTCGCGCTGGTGGAGAAGTAGTAGGATTTAATACAATGATGCAAGCTCGTACTGCTAGTTTTACCGGCGGCGGTATGGTGCACAGCGTAGAATTTACAGCAGGCAAACAACTAGGACCAGTTAGTCCGTTTGTTGGTATTGGGCACGATCTTGGCTATAACGGCAACAAGAGTTTTCAATACGGTTTACTAGGCGTTACTGCTGGTGTACCACTAGGTAAATTATATGCCTATGGTGGAGCTAAAACGCGCGTAAATTCAAGTGATATTCTTCCCAAACAAACAGTAACTTTCATTGGTGTTAGCATGCCAATTACAAAACAACTAAGTGCTAATATTGGCGCTAGTAAGAGTACGCAAGATATTAAGGAAACCGCTGTTGGTGCAGGTATTAGAATTACGTTCTAGGGCGTTTAATCTTATAGCAAACCCAGTGTTTTTTAATACTTATCACCTAACCTGGCTACTATTATTTATCTACCTCGGATGGCTAATTAGCTGGGCTGTTCCCACAGTAATGTTTATATTATTAGGTGCATTTTTATTTTTAACAAATTAACGTAGTGTTGGGCCGTTGACTACGTATATTTAAAAACAACTCAACTTGCCTAAATCTAGTATCAAAAACAGCTACAGTAATAGTGTTGGGACAACTAGATGCTGAGATTAAAAATCCCTTTACTGAGGGTCGCTCAAAAATCCGTCAGAGGCTAGCAGTCCGAGGTTCGGCTAGTAAAACATTCCTCGGGCCTAATCTTGCTTGAAATTTAAGGAGATAACTATGACACAATTAGATTTAGTAAATCATGCACTTATTGGATTCGACAGAATCTTTAATCAACTGGATAATGTTCGCGCTAGTACAAAAACTTATCCTCCACATAATGTAGTAAAAATTGACGACGATAATTGGCTTGTAGAGTTAGCCGCCGCTGGATTTTCTAGGGATGAGTTAACTGTAGAACTTCACGAGAACACATTGACAATCCGCGGTCAAAAAGGGGAGCAAGCAGGTAGACATTACCTGTATAGAGGATTGGCAATGCGTAATTTTGAGAAGAGCTTATACATACAAGATCATATTAAAATTAAACATGCAGAATATAAAGATGGCATGCTCAATATTTACCTAGAGCAACTTGTGCCTGAAAATAAAAAGCCTAAACAAATTACCATCAATTAATCTAGGGGGCACTAGCCCCCTTTTTACTATTATGCCTAAACACGAAGAATTTACTGAACAACAAGAGTTAAATTTATTTTTTAATACTACTGTGCCACCTGCTGGTAGTCCAGAAGCTAGAAAGCTGGTTGAAGAGGCACCATACCATCCTGGTTACGAAAACGCTGTATTTAGTACTAATACTTTTGATCAGATTAAACCGCTGTCGCCAGAAGATATAATTAAATTAGATGGTTGGAGCGCACAGCCTACAATCAATTTAAATACCGACCCTAAACCGCAAAATATTCCCTTTGACTGGCGTAAGATTACCTTTACTAACAAGGTAACTACCGCTAGTGGCGGTGCAGGTGGCAGTGCAATGAAGTTTGATACTGATAAATTGCCTGTTAACCTACTCAGCAGCGAAGCACTACTACAAACAGCAGCAGTATTAAAATTTGGTGCTGATAAATATCATGCACACAACTGGCGAGATGGTTTTGCCTGGAGCAGACCATTAGCCGCAGCTATGCGACATATCATGGCCTTTAACGATGGCGAGGATAAAGATCCTGAAAGTGGATTAAGTCACCTTGCACATGCAGCCTGTTGCATTATGTTCCTACTAGAATTTGAGAAAACACATCCACAGTTGGATGATCGTTATAAAGTAGATGTACACAAAACTAAAGAACAATCTAAATAAAACCTACAAGCCCCTATACCAGGTTTGTAAAGATCTTGGTATAGACATGGATACCATAGATGTTCACGAATTGGCCAAACACATAGATCAGTGTACACACTGCGGTGTTTGGTCAACTAAGTTAATACCTGACTTAGATGAAAATCCTATATGCAGCTATTGCGCTAAATTAATTGGCCTATAATTTGTCCGAAATTTGTACATATATTTCACACAATTAAATTTATTAACTTGACCCTAAGCCCTAGCTATGATACAATTGTTATTCATTCTAGGAGTTTAACATGGCAGGCTATACACGCGAATTTTTAATTGATGCCTACTTGTGGCGCTTTACTAAAGTGCCCTCAATAGATATTGAAGGGTTGCTAAGTCTTGAGCGTATTGCCAACAAGACCTATGACACATATGGCAAAGACAAGTTTCGTGACTATGCATCACTAGATGCGGAATACTTACGCAAGTACAGGGCAGATATTAAACGATGACTAAAATAGTATTATTACAAGATGTATATGCTATTAAGGAACAAAAGGAAAAGGAGTTAGCTTACTACCGCGAACAGCTTGAGATTATAAGCGAAAAATTAGTTTGGATTGAGCGCGAGTATAAGTTAACCAAAGATATAATTAAAATGATAGAGCAAGAAACTATTGTTGCAATTAAACCAATTTAATCATAACCCATGTAACCTAATTGGTACAAGATACTTTACTTATAGCAAAGGTTGTGTCAGTTCGAATCTGATCATGGACACCAAGTAACATGGAACAACAAACACTTTATGCAGTGCGAATAAAAATCTGTAATGCTTGTAGCAGCTATAACAAGATTATGGATACTTGTCAACAAACAGAAAAAATAGTATCAATTTACAACAAACGACTAACTAATAGTTGCCCGCTTAATCGCTGGCCACAATAATAATGCACACATTTGATATAACACAACCGCGCGTAGGCTTTGCCTGCAAAATTCAAACAGATCATGACAAGGCCGATAAAAAGTTAAATACAACTACTACAACACTTACTTATCTTAACAAGCAGACTAGAGACAAAGCGGTAGAAAAGATCTGGACAATTATACACCACAACTGTGAAACACTGAAGCGACAGGTAGAGTGGGTTGGTAACCTCTCTAAAGATCAGCGTCAGTTTCGTATTAGCAGTGACCTATTTCCAGCTTACACACATGAAGACTGGATGTGGTTTTATTTTCAGCCAGATGTAGTAAACTACCTTGAAAAGCATCTAGGCAAAGTAGGTGATATAGCACGAGGCAAAGACGTACGCCTCAGTTTTCACCCCGGACAATTTTGTGTACTAGCAAGTGAGAATGATGGAATTGTTGACAACAGTATTATTGAGTTTGAGTATCATACTGACATCGCCCGTTACATGGGCTATGGCCGTAAGTTTCAAGACTTTAAGTGTAATGTTCATATTGGCGGCAAACGCGGGCCAGCAGGAATTATACAAGCGTGTAATAAACTAAGTCCAGAAGCACGTAACATATTAACAATCGAAAATGCCGAATATACCTGGGGCTTAGAGCATAGCTTAGAGTTAGTAGACCACTGTGCACTAGTCCTAGACATACATCACCACTGGATATATAGTAAGGGAGAATACATTGAGCCTAACGACAAGCGAATTACTGTGGTTAAAGATTCGTGGCGAGGTATTAGACCTGTTATACACTATTCAGTATCCAGAGAAGATGTGCTTGTCGACCACACAGCAGACGAACTGCCTGACTACAAACTACTTACAAGCATGGGTTTTACGTCAGCTAAATTGCGAGCACACAGTGACTACTACTGGAATAACAGAGTAAATGAGTGGGCCGCTAGTCACGCGGAGTGGGCAGATATTATGTGCGAGTCAAAGCAGAAAAATCTTGCTAGTCAAAAATTTGTAAAAGATTACATCAAGTAGTAGCTATAGCCTAGCAATAGGCTATATTGTGGTGCTCTTTGCTCGTAGCCGGATGAACCGGAACATTGCAGAGTCTGTTGTTAGTGAAGACCGGAATAGTAGTTAGCAATCGTGTCTGACCCTAAAGTACAGCAAGCCGTCATGAAGCTATGTAAGTTTAGGGCATGGGCTTAGCGGCCCAGGCAGTAAACAGAGGGCACCACAATATAAGGAGGTTACATGGATAGAATCTATGAATTAGAATTTTACTCAAGCATGATCGCGGCTATACAAAAGGCTAAGCCTGGTAGTGTTAAACGTGGCGACAGCGTTAGCTGGTCGTCGTCGGGCGGTACTGCTCGCGGTAAGATTACTAAGATAATTAATAACGGAGAAGAACAAGTACCTGATAGTAGTTTTAAGATTACTGGTACACCAGAGGATCCAGGCGCGCTTATACGTGTTTATCAAAAGGACGGTGACGGCTATAAACCTACTGATACTATTGTTGGACACAAAATTAAAACCCTAACTAAAATAGACCCACTATAATGCCTTGTTATAAATGTAGTAATGGTAAATATAAATATGGTCAACGTGGCAACTGCCAATTTGATACATTAGGTGCCTGCCAGGAAGCTGAGCAGGCTATTCATGCCAGAGAGGATAAAAAACATGAGCTACAAGCCAATGAAAAAACCAGGCAAGAAAAAGCCACAAAAGATGTAAAACATGGCTAAAAGACCACATGACAGAGAACCAAGAGAAGAGCCTGGCCACCGCAAAAAGCCAAAAAGATAATATTATTGTAGACTGTGATACTATACAAGCCCTATTAAATTATCAGTCAATTAAAATTAAAAGCGCAGAAATTGTTTATAGTAATAGTATTTATAAATTATTAGTTGACAATCAGCAGTGGATGAGCTATAATCCTAGTAGTAAATACAGTGCAAAAGAACAAATTGTTGAAGCCAACCTAGCTTATGGTAATGTAATTACTACAGGACTAGGACTGGCTATTAAAGAAACACTATTATTAATTAATCCTAGGGTTAGTGCTCTAACAGTTTATGAAAAAAGCAGCGATGTAGTAGAAATATTCTATGAACTTTGTAGGCTAAATAACTTTAACACTGATAAACTAACTATTATTAACGATGACGCCGAGCTAATTCCTAGCTACAGTGCTGATTGCATATTTCTAGATCACTATGAAAATGAGCCAATCGAGGAAATAGAAACAAGAACTAGAGCTATAGCACTTAAAAGTAGTTGTGACAAGTTTTGGTATTGGCCAGCACTAAGCAATTATTTTGCCTATGTAGATCAGCACAAGCATATGGGCATAAATCATATGTCTTTTAAACTATGGTCAATGTCAAAAAATATAAAAAATTTAATCAACAAAATACCTCGCAGTCTGCTAAAAGAAATACAGAAATTATATTGTAAAACTAGAAGCTAAACTAGCCAAATTAGCAAACACACACGGAGATAAGCATGAAACAACGAGTATGTACATGGTGCAAAAAGATATTCTTAGCACTAGAACAAAGCGGTCAAGCACGTGCCCGGCGATATATGAACTATAGGGGCTGGCAGTGAGCTGGATACTGGCATTTGGCCAGGCATTATTAGCCACACAACTAACTCGTAGTGGACAATGGCGAAAAGCTCAGCGTTTAATGAACACACAACACGGAGAATAGTATGAATCCTTTTGAAATTCGCGCTCAATTGCTGGAGATGAGCAAGCAATACCTAGACAAGCAGTTTGAAATCAACACAGAATTTGCCCGTAAAGCATTTGACGAAGCATTAAAAAATGGCATTGCTGTACAACAAAAGTACGAAGAATTTATGCCAAAAATGTATAGTTTTGAAGATGTAATTGATCAGGCTAAAAAGCTGTATGGTTTCGTCAATAGTAAGTGAACTTTGGGCGCGAGTACAGGAATATTTCAGCCAGCCTTACTCACTACAAAAGTTCATAGAAGATCACAAACCACAATCAATGGCTGATGTAGAATACCTAGAGCGTATTTGGTATAATCATACTGATCCGCGCAACTGGTAGGTGCCACGCCGATAATAAAAATAAAAAGGGGCTAAAATGGCAGATGTACATGAATTACGTGAAGAATTGCTAGAACAGGCTATGGAATACTTGGACTGTAAGTTTCGTACTCAAAAGAAGTTTGCAAAATTATTTTTTGAACATAAACTTAAGCAAGGGGTTCCTATAGACAATTACACTAGTTTTATGCCAACTATATATACTCCGCAAGAGGCTATTGATCTAGCTAAAGCCATGGAGGCATATGTAGTCGGTACTAACGCTAAATAAGTTTACAGGCCCACAATACGGGCCTATACTATTAAATATTGTTTGCACAGTATTTAATAGTATACTACAAACAAAATATATTATGATACAACAATATTATGAATATCAATACTACTATAGTGAAATAGGAAACAGGTATACTATAGTTGAAGGCGAATTAGAAGAAGATACTAACGGAATCTTTATAGTTAGCAAAACCTTTCAAAATCCTTGTATTTATGTTAATACACTAGAGACCAAGGTTAATCTTGTTGTTTCTAAGGATGCTTATATAGGGCGGTATAGCAGTTCTACTCCTATTGCTGATTGTTTGCCGCTGTGCTTTGAGTGGCACGATAATAACAAAGGTACCCAACTATTAAAAAAATATAGGCCAATCAGTATACCAGAGCTACAGAATAAAATTAATTCTGGTGAGTTAGATTCTTGGCTAGAAAGCTATGGTTTTGTACCAGAACAAACTATGGAGCTAGGAGATTTAATAGTATATGATTCTCTTATCGGTATACCACATATAGCAATTTATATAGGTAATAATCGTATACTTCAACATGAGTTTCAAAAAATGTCTAGTATAGACATACTAGAATTACAAAGAGTAAGAGGTATTTACAGATATGCCCAAAACCTTTCTACTTAAAGGATCCACAGGTACTATTGCTATTGGAGAATCTAGTACAATTAATGCTGCTATTGACAATCCATACGCTTATTTAAGTAATTTAAATTTTCATACTGAGCTAGAGTACATGCAACTAGTAGGAAAGGTTAGCCTTAGTAGTGCTACATTTGCAGCATTAGCACAACCTGCTGCAGTAGTCTGGGACGATGGTACCGGAAGTGGTTTTTGTTTTACTGCAAATTCTATGGTTTTAATGGCGGATAGCACGTACAAGCCAATTAGTAAAGTACAAGTTGGAGATCTAGTACTAAGTAAAGATAAAGTTACAGTAAATAAAGTGGTTTTTGTAGAACAAGGTATAGACGTTATAAGTAAATACCTGTACAGCCCAACACCAGAATTAAAGCCATTTGCTACTATTAACCATCCGCTGTTTATTAATAATGAACTTAGTACTCCAGATCCGGAACTTACCTATAGCCTACATCCATGGTTAGGTAAGCTTAAAAAAATAGATAGGCCAATAATTACACCAGCTACAGGAAAACTTGTATACAACTTATGGTTAACAGGCGATGGTACTTATATTGTAAATGGGTTCTCTACTCATAGCATAATAGGCAACGGAGGCCTTTTAGCTAAAAGTTTTGCTAGAGGCTACTTAACTAATAAACAGGTATGTGACATATTAGAAAATATGGCTTCCACAGAAAATATTAATACTAGATATGGTGCATATGAGGTAAACCGATATTTAGGACTATTAAACATAGATTTTATATTCAAGATAATTAGTTGGGGCACTAAGCATAGATTTAGTTATGCTACTATAAAAAGATTTTGTCAGGGCCTGGGCTTTTTCTTAAAAAAATTACGAGGTATATAGTACATGGCTACACGAACAGAGTATGTGCCTGCACAAGCCGTACAGTCAGTAAGTGTAGGATATGTAACCGCTGGATTAAGTAATCCTACTTTATTTTTAGTTGTTGGTGGTGTTGCATATGGAACCGGAGTGAGAGTAACTTATACTGACGCTGCTTTTAGATACTATTTTCCTACCTATAATCAAAGCACGGGAGAAGTGCGACTATATTGCCATGTAGTAACGTATAAGTATGATATACCAGCACAGACTGTAGGACCTGTGGAGGTGTACATTGCCAATTGAACGAATAAAAATAACTACAAATAGATTTTTAACTAGAGACGCTCTTGGGCAGATTAGTTTTGATTCCAATAATCAATATTTAAAAACTCAAGCAGGGGCACAGTTTTTAACCGGTGGTATAGACTATACAACTGTAATTGCTGAAAGAGTGTCAGGTAGTGGACCAGAACTAATTCCCCCATCAAAAATGGGAGCACTAAGTATTCCTATTTGGACTGGTTTATATGGACCAGCGTCAGCTAGAACAGATTCAGAGGTAAGCACAGGAGCTGAAACAACTGCTAGATTTGATCAAAAACCTATACTAGAAATAGCTTCGTCTGAAGCAGCACCATTTTTAAGTCAAGGTAGATATAATTATCTAGGAACTTCGTCTATTGGCTCTGCCTATCTTACAGCTTTTACTGGTAGTAATTTGTTTAGTACTTATAATGTTCAAAATGGCACGGTTTTGGCGTACTCAAATTATATGAACTATACCTACAATGGTGTAGTAGCAGGCACATACAGACTTGTTGGACTACAAAGATTTGTATATACGCCACCAGCAGGTAGAAGCGTTCCAGGATCTCTTAACTTTAAAGGTTGGTGGTTTCACCCAATAGACATAGTACCTAGCATGGTAATAAATACTGCAGGTACACTAAGATTTAGCATTGGTAGTACTTATTCTGCAGTACCTACATTTAGAAATGTATTAACCACTAATTCATACTGGCAGGCCGCTGCTTTTATAAATCTTACTAAACCAAATACTACTTTAGCCCTAGCAGTAACACCATGACCCTTAATATTACTAGCTCACAAATACAAATAAAAAATAGTTTAGGTCAAATAAAGTTTAATAGTAGTGATAAACTGGTGTACCTAAAATACTCTACTTCTGGTACTATAAATATAAGTGGTGGTACCGAAATATATGTACCGTTTCAGAGCCTAGATCCGACAAGTGATTTTTATGATATACAGGTAAGATTTAACAGTTCGGATGGAAACAGTGTTCAGCCCTTATTAGGACTCAATTTATATGCAAATAATGCAATAAATACTAAGTTTAGATATGAAATACTGTATAATGGTTTTGTATATTATTCAAAAGCAGAATCAGAGATTTTATCTATATTTATTTTTGGCAGTAACTTAATATTTCGGCCCGCTAGAACACAAGGAGATACTGGCATGGGAACAGCACCTTATCCCGCTACAGGCACGCATAACGTTTCTTATTATGCAAAAATTTATTCCTATTTATAAGAGAAATTATGGATTTAACCAACAAACAAGTAAAAATTGCAACTATTTCAGTTAGTACTTTTATGCCAGAAACAGTGGCTAAAGTAGAAGTTTATGAGGATATAGGCAACGAAGTATACAAAAATATAGGTCTATATGAATTAAAATTTAACGTGGCATATAATCCTACAGAAGAGCCCGCCCTAATGGCAGCTATTAATGAAAAGCTAGCTGCTATACCAGATTGAAATTTTGCAGTTGCACTAGCCAGCTAAACAGTGTAAAATATTATTTTACTGGATAAAGGAAAGCAAATGGCTGTACAGCAACTACTTGACAACCTATACTTACAACCAGCTCCCTGGCGAAAGTGGATGCAAACCCGTGCGGAAATTATCGAAGATTGGCGTTCGGGTAAGGACTTTCGTATCGAATCTGGTCCCTTTTGTAGTATTCGTGATATTGAATATTTACGCAGCAGCTATAATCGCGTATACATTATACACAGTCGTGGCAGCATTGAAGTCTAGTTTGGGGATGTGGTGAAACAGGTAGACACAACAGACTTAAAATCTGTCGCTGAAAGGCATACCGGTTCGACTCCGGTCTTCCCTACCAAAATTGCCCTGGTGGTGTAATGGTAGCCACGCTGGTCTTAGAAGCCAGTGCTGAAAAGCGTGCGAGTTCGAGTCTCGCCTAGGGCACCAAGGAATAAAAATGAACTCAATTGACGAAAAAGCAAATAGAATATTAAAGGCATTACTAGGCACTGATGAATTAGTACAGCGTTGGTGGTCTAGCCCTAACCGAGCATTTGATATGCAATTGCCAGACGATCTGTGGCATACTAGTAGTGGCCGAATTAAAGTATATAATTACTTGTTAGATCAAATGGAGTCTCCACACTAGTATTAAACTGGTTCAATAATAAAAATAATAAAGGTAACCCATGCATGAATTATATAAAACTGAGCAGCGTTTTGCTATGCTTAGTATCCCCCTACTGTTACGACTGTTTGAGTATATTAGAGAAGAAGCTACTACTGACGAAGATTTACATTTTATGGCTGAGCGAATACATGAGCTAGCCAGTGATACTGTAAAAATGACAATGAATCAGTATAAGAGCATTATTCCTCAAGAAGATATGCGACGCGTAAAGCATAACAATCCAAACAGTTGTCCACCTACTGAAGTTACTCCTTACGAGTAACTTTTACTGGCATGAGTTACCTGCCAGTAACACATGCCAAATCTCCATTATAATTATAACAACAAGGAGCATAAAATGGCAGAAAGTATTACACCAGCTGGTATGATGATGAGTGGCGGCGACGGCCTATTTGGCGGTGGCGGCCTTATTGGTGGCCTGATCCTAGGATCACTACTGCGTAATAATGGTAACCTATTTGGTAACGACGGCGGAGCTGCTGCAGCTGCTGCACTTCGTAATCCACCTGAGCAAGATCAGGCTAACATGAGCCTGATGCAAGCTATTGGTCAGGTAGATAAAAGTGTTTCTACTAGTGTAGCTGCTATGGAAGCTAGTCAAGCAACACAAACACTGGGCATTACAACTCAGTTAAATAATGTTGCTAGTAGCCTAGCTGCTCGTACTGACGGTGTTAAAGAAGCTGTTAATGCCGGCACAATGGTGCTAGCACAACAGCTAAATGGTTTACAGCAGCAAGTAATGGAAAATCGTTATGAGCTTAGTAAGGATATTACTAACGATGGCGATAAGACTCGTGCTCTTATCACACAACAGTACGAAGCTACACTAAACCGTCAACTTACAGACGCTAACGCAGCTATTATTGCTCTGCAAGCTAAGCTAGACACAGGTGCAGCTACTCGTGGCGTTGAAGTTACCACAACCAACAACATCAACCAGATGCAACAGCAACAGCAACAACAGCAGCAGTGGGGTCAACTCTACAATGCTATTTGGGGCCTTGCTCAAAATATTCGCAGCAACAACGAAGCAATTAACGTTGGCAGTGGTACACTAACCGCTAACCCAACAAATACAAACACAAATATTAGATAATCTCTAAAACTGTGCTAGCCACTAGACCAAAAGTCTAGTGGCACATTTATTGGAGATTAGTATGTATCAAAATCAATATTTTTTTCCACCGCCCTGGTATTTTGCTCCACCACCTACTCCAGTATACGTTCCACAAACTACTAGTGACAATGATGTAATTATTAATAATACCACTGGACAAGGGCCTACTGGCCCAGAAGGACCACAAGGACCACAGGGTGTTGCAGGGCCGCAGGGACCGCAAGGTGCACAAGGACCACAAGGCAATACAGGACCTCAAGGTCCACAAGGGCCACCAGGTGAAAGCGGCATACAAGGACCACCAGGACCACAAGGCGAACAAGGAGTGGCTGGTCCACAAGGACCACAAGGCATAAGCGGACAAACTGGTCCCACAGGCCCAGCAGGACCTAGTGGTATTATGAATTGCATACTGCCTGCTAAAGTTATTACAGAAAGCTATCACATTCAACCAGACGATTGTTACATAGGAGTACTAAACACAAAAAGTATAGAAATATATCTACCAGAAAATCCGCCTAAGGGCAAAATGCTTATAATAAAAGCACAGCAAAAGCAGATTGGAAACAAGAAAATCTATATAGTAACACAAAATGGTGATAAAATAGATGATGGTGATGAAGTTGTGTTACAGTCACCATACGAGTCAATAACATTAATCTTCAACGACAGTTGGCATATAACAGGGCAGGCACAGGTTTAAAATGGATTCAATTATTATAAAACTAGGTAATGATGCACAACAATTAGCAGATATGCAGGCAATTAAAACAAGTGGTCATAATATGGCAGCCGCAGCATTAGACTTTGCTAAAAATGGTAGTCAGGGATACGATCAATTTATTAATATTAAACAAGACTTTGAAGATACTGTAGAAAGTTTCTTTAAAAATTACAAGCATTGCAAAATCGTCAAGTAGTAGTCCACTATGGCCATTGATACCAGTGGCCATACTAGAACACTTCGAGAACAACATGAAACCTTTTGATATTAATGAAGTTAAAGAGTATATTCGGCAGAGTACGCTAGAGAGTAAAATCTACTTAGGCGCAGATAGTGAGCGTACTAGACTAGACAAAGTTTGGTGGGCAGACTATACTGTGGCTATTGTAGTGCATATAGACGGCAAACATGGTTGTAAGATATTTGGCTATCATATTCGTGAACGTGACTACGATCAAAAAAAGAATAGACCTAGTGTTAGATTAATGACTGAAGTTTATAAAGTTAGTGAAATCTTCCTAGAGCTTAAAGATGTTATTGAGGACAGACACGTAGAAATACACCTAGATCTTAATCCACAAGAGTGTTATGCTAGCAATGCTGTTGTACAACAAGCTATAGGATATATTCGTGGTACTTGTAGTGTTGAAGCCTTAATCAAACCAGATGCTTTTGCTGCAAGCTATGCAGCTGACAGACTAAAATTTATATTAAGCCGATGAAATATAACAGATTTGACCTAGAGCAACTGATACTAAAAAACTGGGAAGTAGTCACCGAGATTAAACACCTGCGTGAATACATGGAAACTAATCCAACCCAAGATCAAGTTGAAAATTATTTACTTGGCCTAGAAACTATTTATGAGGTAAAATTTAATAAATTGTGGGATTGTTTTGAAGAACTTTGCCAAGATAAAAAGATTATAAGCTGAATTAGCTCAGTGGTAGAGCAACCGCCTTGTAAGCGGTAGGTCATCAGTTCGAATCCGATATTCAGCACCAAGTTATAGTTGTATGAAGCTAATAGAAAAGTACTGCGGACGCGGGTTCGACTCCCGCCTGGTCCACCAGAAGTATATTGCACTTCACTGATAAGGAAGACTGGTCGGCTGTATTCAACTGGCTAGTGCAGTATACTTCTGATGGGCCAGACATGGTTTCGACGGGGTAAAGAGTATTGTGGCAGACAACTCGGCAATGCAGAAGCCGTAGGGTTAGCACTAGCTGGCCGTAGACGCAAACAAAATAAATGCCAACGATGAGGTATTTGCCTTAGCAGCATAAGCTAGGCTGGGGTTTAGGCGGTTGACCTTATTAGCCAACAACCGCCACACAACACAACCAAAGGATAAATATGGAACTAGAGTTTAAACATGCAGGCATGAGTGTTAGTTTTGAATGTGATGGAGATGATCACTATGATCACGTTGACCTCCTACACAAGATCGCAGCTCTAGTTGAAGAGCTAGCTAGTCACACTGGAGTCAGTCTTGTAGTAATGAGTGATTTTGTAGAAGATGACGATGACAGCAAAAGCACCGAAGACGAAAACTGGGCAGACTGATAGGCTAGAGTACATCAAGCTAACCGACCCTAAACTGTTGTTACGTTGGTCAATAGACAAGTACAATTTTATTAGGGTAGAATATATTCGAGTGCGGGCGTAACTCAACGGTAGAGTGTCAGCCTTCCAAGCTGTTCGTTGCAGGTTCAAATCCTGTCGCCCGCTCCACACAACACAAGGAAAACTATGAGTGTAACACTTAAAAACGTGGAAAGTGCCCTAGCTGGTGAAAGCATGGCACACATCAAGTACCGATACTTTGCTAAACTGTGCAGACAAGCTGGCTTTCCAGATGTAGCAGATCATTTTGAACATACAGCAGATCAAGAAATACTACACGCTTGGGGACACCTTAAACTGTTAATTGGTGAGCCTAATGTTGTAGAATGTCTTAAGCTGGCTATTCAGGGTGAAACCTACGAGTATACAGAAATGTATCCACAGTTTGAGTCGATTGCTAGAGCTGAAATGGATACAGTTGCACTCAACGAGTTTAGAAACCAAATCCTAGAGAGCAGCGAGCACGCTCAACAATTTAAGGCTAAACTTGCTAAGGCTGAAAAAGTCTTTGCCGCACTTAAGCAGGTAGAAGAAAAACATGCCAATCAGTATAAGCAAGTATTAGCAAAGGTAGCATAATGAGCAATGAAATTCATGTATGCCCAGTATGTGACTATGTTTATGAAAATGATCCAGATCGTACTGTGCCTTTTGAACAACTACCAGAAGATTACTTATGTCCAGCTTGCAGTGTAGAAAAAAGCTGGTTTGAAACACAGTACATCTAAGCCCCTTTAGCTCATGCATGGTTAGAGCAGCGGACTCATAATCCGTTGGTGCGGGGTTCGACTCCCTGAAGGGGCACCAAACACCAAACCCAGCTTAGGCTGGGTTTTTTGTTGTAAAAAAATTATATTGACTTGTGTGTTGTGTTTTGCTATAATATTTATTCAATATTCAAGGAAAGGATTATGAAACAAGATAAACAATATGTTGTAGCTTTTCAACATCCTCAGGATGCTGGTATTGATCTAGAAATTGTATTTGGTACAGATCCACTAGACGCAATGCTAAACTTTTTAGACTACGATCACGTTCCAGACGGCATTGACAGTGCTGCTGACTTACAAGATTGGCTGTGGGATACTGAGGAATCACTAATTAATTGTATTGAGGTATAAATGGCCAAAGGCAAAACTAGTAGTAAAAGTGACCAAAACTATTACACTAGATATAAAAGTAATAAAACTTGGGAAACCAATCGTAAACGAAAACTTAATCGTCACCTAAACAAACATCCTGGGGATACTAGTGCTCAGCGTGCACTAGGTAATATTAAGTATCGTCGTGCAACACCTAAAGATCCGCAATGGACGCCTGGCAAGATTAGAATTGCCATGCTTTTCAAAGAGTTTGCAGGACACGTTAACAAGGATATGTTCAACAGCAATCAAAAAATTCAGCAAGAGGCATTGATGAGTTATAGCCGTGGTGGTCGTGGCCCAAGCCGTGTAAACCAAACAAGTCGAGTAGACTTTAGCATTGGTGCACGAGCACATGACAATCAAGGCAGACCTGTATGGATTGGTTAGTGGTATACCTAGTATTTGCACTATCAACTGCCATATGTGTATGGCTGTTCTACTATCTACCAATTGTTAGGGCGGCTAGGGCTAGTGGAGTTAGTAATACATTTACTGATAATCCTATACTAAGCAGCATAGTATATATTATTATTTCTGTATTTATTGCTCCTATGCTGTTCGTGCCGCTTTTTAGCGAAGCCAAAGCACAACTATTTCGTCAAGCACTACAAGAGGAAATATTTAAACAAGACTAAAATTTCTTTATTGAAATTGCTTGTCCAACACTGTATAATATTATTTCTGTTGATGACAAAAGGCCAACCATGAAACTACTAGAATTTACTTATGTTAAACAAGCTGGTGATGTTAGTAAACGTGCAGTTATCGAGCTTGTAACTCCGTCAGAGTTTGTTGAGGGCTGGGACGTTACACAACTTGATCCAGGTGAATTTGCTAAGTTTACTGAAACCATGGGCGAGTTACGTCGTCGTCAACATGCTGAAACTATGCAACTATTACAGGAGTTTGATCTCAAACATAACTACCGGCGATTTAAGCCTAGTGGTATGCTTGATGTTCAAGTAGAATATGTCTAAATTTAGAATATGGGACAGTATCCATATACACGAAACTGTAACACAAGGTATACAGCTTCGCACAAAACTCGAACAACTATGTGTAGAAAACAACAAAACACTTGAAGAGTTGCCAGACAGTTTAGTGCCTAGCAGTTTACTTTATATGTTAGTTGCTAGTAACGAAGCAATGTATCACAAACTACTAGACCGCGATTTAATAGAAACACTTAACCCTAAACAAAATCCAAACTTACACTAAGGAAAAAACATGGCAACTCAATCACAGTGGACAGATGAACTCAAAGCTAAAGTTATCGAAATGTACGAGCAAGCAGGTCCAACCCCTGAAAGCTCAACTGAAATTATCAAAGACATTGCAGAAGATATTGAAATGTCGCCAAATGGTGTACGTATGGTTCTTGTGCAAGCTGGCGTATATGTTAAGAAAGATGCTAGTACCGGCTCTGCTAAGACAACTAAAGCTGCAAGTGGTGAAGGTAGCAAGCGTGTATCAAAAGAAGATTCAATTGCAGCACTCAAGGCAGCTATTGAAGCCAAAGGTGGCCCAATTGACGAGGATATTTTAGGCAAACTTACTGGCAAAGCAGCAGTCTATTTTGCCAGCGTATTAAAAGCAGCATAATTGTGGCGGCCTAGTGCCGCCTTTTACTTCTGGAGAATCTAGTGGCTAGAAAACGTAAGACTGAGCTTGAAGAAGAACGTATGACAGACAGCAATCTTAGCCGCGTTATTAGATTGCTAGAGCCTGAAGAAGGTAAAAAACCAATTACTAAAAAAGATGCTTGCCAAATGCTTGGCATGGCATATAACACTACTAGACTTGCCACAATCATTGAGCAGTTTAAGGAGCGTCAGCGTAGAACTGCTGAACAACGAGCTAAACTGCGTGGTAAGGCTGTTACCAAAGATGAGAAGATATTTATTATTCAAGAATATCTTACTGGTAGCACTATTGATGCAATTACTAAAAGCACTTATCGCGGCGTAACTATCATCAAGCAAGTATTAGACGAGTATAGTGTACCACTACGCATACCAGGTCAAAACTACTTTAATCCACAGCTAATTCCAGATGGTGCTGTTCGTGATAAGTTTGCTGTTGGCGAGGTAGTATGGAGTGCTAGATATGGTTCACTGGCTAAGATATACAGTGAAAAACTCGACCCTAAACATGGGCATATTTATCACCTTTGGCTAATGGACGACAAGTGGCGTCAATACTGCTGGCAACCGGCATATGAACTAGCCAGCTTAGAACAAATTCGTGAACTTGGAGTACAGGTATAGTGGACAGCAATATACTCTACGAACGCTTAATCGAAGAAAATATCGAAAAAGGTTTTCAGGTTAAGCTAGTAGTAAATGACTTTAGAGACGTTACCTACATACAGCTACGTAAGTATTTTCTTACTTATGAGGGTGATTGGCAAGCTTCTAGAGAGGGCGTTAGTATTCCGGCTAGTATAGAAAACATACATAGCTTACTCTATGGACTCTTAGACATTTGTGCCAAAGCCGAAGGCGAAGAAGTAATTAAGTTCTTTCACGATCAGATTACAAAAAAATAACTTGAACCGTATACCCTAAACTGCTATAATATTATTTATGAATAAATTACACGAACTATTAGACCGAGCAAGTGAGGCCTACTATGCCGGTACGCCCACTATTCCAGATTACATGTTTGACATGCTAGCAGAGGGTTGCGGCTATAACAAAGTTGGTGCAGTAGTACACGGCAAAAAAGACAAGCATACGCACCGCATGTATAGCCTGCAAAAGTTTTATGAAGATGAGGGTAAAGCCGATCCACTAGCAGGCCTAGACGTTACCACCAGTATCAAACTAGACGGTGCGGCTATTAGCCTGTTATACGTAGACGGAGTACTAGTGCAGGCACTTACTCGTGGTGATGGCGTTGAGGGTCAACTAATTACAGATAAAATGTACGAGCACGGTAGCCTAGTGCCGCTAAAGATTAATCTTGGTAATGTAACTGTGCAAGTTACTGGCGAGATTGTAGCTCCACTACATGTGGAGAATAGCCGTAACTATGCAGCAGGTAGCCTAAACTTAAAAGACCTCAGTGAGTTCAAAACCAGAGCAATTGAGTTTTTTGCCTATCAAATAACACCAAACTTAGACCCCACTTGGTCTGGTGATATGCGTGTGCTTAAGCAACTAGGATTTAACACTGTACTAGAGCCAGACCTTGCTAAGATTTATCCTAGTGACGGCATTGTTGTTAGACTGAATAATAATCATCAGTTTGAACAGTTGGGCTATACTAGCAAACATCCACGCGGCGCATATGCACGTAAGGAACGCGCGGCTCATGTAGAAACTAAATTGCTAGGCGTAGAATGGAATGTAGGCAAAACTGGCAAAGTAACACCAACAGCTATTCTAGAGCCAGTTAAGATCGGTGACGCATTAGTAAGCCGAGCCACACTCAACAATCCTGGGTTTATCGAAGCACTAGACCTACAGATTGGCGATACAGTGGCAGTTGCTAGAGCTGGTGAAATTATACCTTGCATACTACACAAGGTTGATGCCTAAATTTCTGCTGCCAAGGCAACAAAAATTTTAGCTTGTAATACACTGGTTAATACTGTATAATAATATCTTAGGTTAATTAATACACATGAAGATTGAAATACCCACACATTGTCCCTGTTGCAGCTATAAACTAGAACTGGTTAACGATCAGTTGTTTTGTCGCAACCAGGCTTGTGATGCCCAGCTTAGCAAGCGTGTAGAACACTTTTGCAAAACTATGAACATCAAGGGTATGGGTGCAAAGACTATTGAAAAACTAGGGCTAGCAGACATTACTGAGTTATACTACTTAGAGCTTGATGAAGTCAGTGACTTACTAAGTAGTATAAAAGTAGCAGAAAAGCTCTTAGCAGAAATTGATAAAAGTCGTAGTGCTCCACTTAATCAGGTACTAGCAAGTTTCAGTATTCCGTTAGTAGGTAACACAGCTAGCACTAAAATTGCCAATGTAGTTAGTCATATAGACGAAATTAACCTAGAAACTTGTAAACAAGCTGGACTAGGAGATAAAGTAACACAAAATCTCCTAGGCTGGTTAGAACTAGATTTCAAAGAAATTAGAGAGTTCTTACCATTCTCTTTTCGCAGTGAAACACCTGTGGCAAATACCGCCGGACCTATAGTATGTGTTACAGGCAAACTATCTTCTTATAAAACTAAGGCCGAAGCCTACAAGCAACTAACAGAGCACGGATTCAGAATAAGCGAAACTGTAACAAAAACTACGGACTATTTAGTTGACGAAGAAGATAAAAGTAGTACAAAACGTAAAAAAGCCGAACAACTCGGCATAAAAATTATCACAAACTTAAATACTTTTTTAAGAGAACATATTAATGACTGAAAAAGCTAAAAAATGGTCTGACGCTACTGTTGACCAACTTATGAAACTAGTTGGTACACAACGTCCTGTTAGTGCTGCTACTGTTGAACATGCTGCTGAAGCACTTGGCGGCGATTTTACTGCTCGTAGTGTGGCTAGCAAACTACGTCAACTTGAAGTAGAAGTTGCTAGCATGGCCAAAGAAAAAACTAGTGCATTTACTGAAGATGAAGGCGCTGAGCTTGCAGAGTTTGTAGTTAGCAATGCTGGTGAACTTACCTATAAACAAATCGCTGAAGAATTTATGGATGGCAAGTTTACCGCCAAGCAAATCCAAGGTAAATTACTTGCTCTTGAACTTACTGGTAGTGTTAAGCCTGCTGAAAAGGTTGAAGTTGCCAGAACATACACCGACAGTGAAGAAGCTAAGTTTATTGCAATGGCTGAAAAAGGTGCTTTTATTGAGGATATTGCCACTGCACTTAACAAGACTGTTGCCAGTGTGCGTGGTAAAGCACTTAGCCTTACTCGCAAGGGTCAAATTGCTAAGATTCCTGCGCAAAAGAACAGCTATGCCAAAGAGAGCGTAGATCCTGTTACTTCACTAGGTAACAAGATTCATCAAATGACTGTTGCAGAGATTGCAGCTGCTGTTGATAAAACAGAGCGCGGCCTTAAAACACTGTTAACTCGTCGAGGCATTAAAGTTGCAGACTATGACGGAGCTAGTAAACGAGATAAAGCAGAAGCAAAGCGCGCTGCCTAATTAAGCAATAAAACCCAGGCTGGGAGAGGTAAAATGCTCCCGGCCTTTTTTACTTTGGGCCGAAGATGAAAGTAACTATTACCTATCACGATAATCAGAGTTTTACGGTAGAAGAAGTAGTAAAATTAGCTACCGACAACTACGGCCGAACAGCACAAGTTGAGGTAATGCCTGAATCTACTATGGCTTACGATCACATATATTTCGGCCTGCAGCAATTAGTAACACACGAACAGCTTAGTCTGCTATTTGAGCGAGACGCAAGCTATCAACAAGATATTAAAAAATTACGAGAAGAAGTACTATACAAAGTAACGGAAATTATAGACCAAGTTATCATAGACAATGAATCGAAAGTAGGTTAATTTGGATACAAGTGCAGTAGTCTTAAACAAACTACTAGCAGAGCAAAACCTAGAATTATGGGCACGGCTCAAACTAGTATTTTTAGACCCTGCGTACAGCTCTCTTTACAGTGCAATCAATAAACATTACGAAAAGTACCATCAAGTACCAAGTTTTGATGATTTAGCATTAACATTAAGGGAGGGTCCAGCGTCTAAGACGTTAGCTACTCTCCGCTTAACGGAAGTGCCTGACGTTAGTGCAGAAATAGCATTAGATGCTTTAATAGATCAATATACACAAAACGAAACTGTAAAATTATTAGACAAATTTGTAGATAAACTGCCGCTATACGACACCAATGAAATAAAAGAAAACTTGTCTACTATAGCTATGACTATAGAAGAAAAAACACATACCAGTGAAAAAGTATTTACTATGGCTGATATGATGTTATTTAGGCATCCCGATGATTTGGAGAAAGAACGTGTTTACTTGGGACTTAATAATACTTTTGATGCTGTACTTGGCGGTGTGGCTAGACAAGAACTCATACTCATCGGCGGTAAACGAGGCAGCGGCAAAAGTATTACTAGTAGTAATATTTTTATTAATCAGTATGAGAATGGGAATAGTTCTATATATTTCTCAATTGAAATGACCGCTTATGAGGTTATGGAACGTAACCTTAGCATACTAACAAATGTAGATTTACAACGACTAAAGCAAAATAAATTAACTGATGATGAAGTATTAAAAGTGGTCAAAGCTAGAGCAGGCATGTTTCAAGAAGCAGATCAAACTGTACTAGACTTTTTACGTCATCGTGACCGATTTAAGTTTGAAGAACAACTAGTACGTAATCATCAATTAAAGTCTGACAATCAAATGATTATAGTTGATGACAGAGATTTAACTATTAGTAGTATTGACCTACATATTGGCAAAGCTAAAGCTAAATTTGGTGATAAGTTACAGGTTGTAGTGGTAGACTACTTAAATCAAATTGTAATTGAAGGCGCTGATATGTATGACTGGAAACCTCAAATTGAAGTGTCAAAAAAGCTAAAGAATTTAGCTAGAAAGTACGAGGTTGTACTGGTAAGCCCCTATCAAATTGATGCAACTGGTGAGGCTAGATTTGCCAAAGGCATCTTAGATGCTGCAGATATTGCACTAGTAATGGAGGCTCATGATAAAAGTAGTAATGCTATTAGTTTTGAAACTACTAAAATTCGTGGCGGTAAAGAGATGAAATTTACCAGTCCTATAGATTGGGAAACTCTTAGAATTAGTCCACAAAGTATAGACAAACCGCAAGAAAAAGAAACAATTAAAAAAGCTGGAAAAAAGAAAGACCTTAAGCAAGACGACACAGCAGCAGATTTACCCTGGGACACCTAACTATGAGCGATCCAATTCTAGAACTACTACAAAAGAACAGCCTAGGTTATAGTGTAAGTGGCCGTGATTACTTAATTAAATGTTTAAATCCAGAGCATGAAGATAATAATCCTAGTTTTAGAATCGATCGTGTTAGTGGTGCTGCCCATTGTTTTAGTTGTGGGTTTAAAACTAACATCTTTAAATATTTTGGGGTCTTTACTAATCCTGTACCACTTAGGATTGCTAATCTCAAGAAGAAACTACAAGAACTCAGTGCAAGCCAAGAAGTTGCCATACCACTAGGCCATACACCCTGGACAAAGCCTTTTCGTGGCATTAGTGTTAGTACACTAAAACATTTTAACGCTTTTTATACAAATCAAGTAGAAAAACTACAAGATCGTATTGTATTTCCTATACAAGATGTTACTAATAGGATTAAAGTATTTGTTGGTAGACACACACTTAGTAACGTAAATCCTAGATATATAAATTATCCAAGTGGCGTACAGTTACCACTGTTTCCCAGTTATTTAGAAACACCTAGTCGTAGTATTGTACTAGTAGAAGGTGTATTTGATATGCTTAATCTTTATGATAAAGGGGTTAAAAATGCGGTCTGCTGTTTTGGTACAAATACACTGCAAAATACTGCAAAACAAAAACTACTACCATTTAAGGCACAAGGTGTTACAAATATATACATCTTATTTGACGGTGATGAAGCAGGCGAAAAAGCAGCAAAACAGCTAAAACCTGTACTAGAAGAAGACGATTTTATAGTAGAAATAATGAAACTGCCAGACGGTGTTGATCCTGGTGAATTAGACCAACTAGACGTACAAAGTATAAAAGAGTATATTCAATGAAAATTGCCGTAATTGATAAAGCACCTAACAGAACCAGATATAAAGATTATTTTCAGTTTGACTTTGAGCATTTTCACATGAGTTCAAAGCCAATTACTAAATTGCTGAAAAAAGACGTTGATCTTGATATAGATACTGATCTCTATGACTTAGTGATCTTGGTAGGTGCAGAAGCGGCTAAAGAATATGCTAAAATTACTAGCGTTACTAATTATGCCGGTCAACTAGTAAACGAAAAGTTTATACCTATTAGCAATCCTGCAATGCTAGCATTTAAGCCAGAGGGAAAACCAGACTTTGAACGTGCCCTAGACAAAATACATAAACATATTAATGGTGAGGTTAAGGGCGTTAAGCAAGGCGACTTTGCTGGTATTGATGATGAGGAACAGGCACGTGAGTTTTTCCAAGAAGTTTTAGAAAATGCACAAGGTGTGGTCGCTATAGACACAGAAACCACAGGCTTATACCCGCGTGACGGTTATGTGCTAGGAATTAGCATGAGTTATAAGCCAAATCACGGCAGATATATTAGCTGCGATTGTCTTGGTGAAAGTACATTTGAATTATTAAAAGAAATCTGTAGTCGTTTTACAATCATATTTCATAATATGAAGTTTGACTATAAAATGCTGAAATATCACCTAGACTTAGACTTTGACAGATCACGAGTACATGACACAATGGTTATGCACTATGTGCTAGATGAAACTGATGGTCACGGCTTAAAAGACCTAGCACTAAAATATACCGATTATGGTGACTATGACGCTAAACTGGATGAATTTAAGCGGGAGTACTGTCGTCAACACGGTATGCTCAACGAGAACTTTACCTACGACTTAATTCCCTTTGATATTATCAGCGAATATGCTAGTATAGATACAGCAGTTACACTAGAGCTGTTTAACAAGTTTTGGCCTATTGTTCAAAAGAACACTAATCTGCACAAAGTATACACAGAAATACTAATCCCAGGTACACTATTCTTAATGGACATGGAAGAAGTAGGAATACCTATTAGTCGTGAGCGCATGCAGCTTGCGGATAAGTACCTGTCCACTAAGATTGAAGAGGCCAAAGAGCATATTTATACTTTTGACGAAGTTAAGAAATTTGAGATAGCTAACTGCAAGCTATTTAACCCTAACAGTGTTATGCAACTGCGTAGTATACTATTTGACTATGTTGGCCTAACACCAACGGGCAAGAAAACTAGTACAGGTGCTATTAGCACAGATGCAGAAGTTCTAGAGCAATTAAGTGAAGAACATGATTTACCGAAAGCAATCTTACAAGTACGTAAACTATCCAAGATCCAAAACACGTATATACATAAAATACTTCCAGAGCTGGATAGAGATGATAGGATTCGTACTAATTTTAATCTTATTTTCACCACTAGTGGTCGCCTGTCTAGTAGCGGTAAATTTAATGCACAACAAATCCCAAGAGACGACCCTATTATCAAGGGGTGTATCAAAGCTCCGCAGGGCTATAAAATCGTATCACAAGACTTAAGAACTGCTGAAATGTATTATGCGGCCGTGCTCAGTGGGGATAAGAACTTGCAAAAAGTATTTACTGATGGCGGTGACTTTCACAGCAGTATTGCTAAAATGGTGTTTGACCTGCCCTGTCCAGTTGACCAGGTAAAGAAAATGTACCCAGACATGCGTCAAAGTGCTAAGGCTATTAGCTTTGGTATCCTATACGGATCGGGAGCAGATAAGGTTAGTGTTACAGTTACTAAAGCAACAGGTCAGCATTACCCAGTAGATCGTGCCCGTGATGATATTAAACAATATTTTACGACTTTCAAAAAACTTAAACAGTGGTTAGATACCCGCAAAGACTTTATTCAACAAAATGGATATACTTACTCGTTTTTTGGCCGAAAAAGACGGCTTCCTAATGTATTCAGCAGTGACAAAGGAATCGCAGCCCACGAAGTACGAAGTGGTATTAATTCAGAAATCCAATCGCTGGCAAGTGACGTTAACTTACTTGGAGCTATTGGAACTGCAAGAGAAATTGTTGAGCGCGGACTTGACGCAAGAATCTTCATGCTTGTCCATGACTCAATCGTGGCACTTGTTAAGACCGAGCATGTAGAACAGTATTGTGATATTTTACGCCAAAATACTCAATACAACTGGGGTTGCAATATTGCGGGTTTTCCTATTGGCGTAGATCAAGATATTGGAGATGACTATAGCTTTGGACATTTTGAGGAAACCTATAGAACTGACGGCACTAGTCTGGCCCGTATTTAGACTAGGAGAACGTGAGCCACAGCAGTTAGGTGGCTTAATATTCTTTCGTAAAGAATATGTAGATCAAGATACGGTTGTATACAGCGATAACTATCGCATAGTAGATGATAAGAATATAGCTAAGCCTACACTAGGGTTGCGCAGACTTCAAATTGGTGACAGCTTATACCCTATAGGCACAGCTATCTACTTCTTACAAGACGTAATAAAATTAGCAAAAAGTACTACGTGGTTTATAGACAACCACGGACAATTATTTCAACATAAAAAAACCAGGCGCGCCAAACTGCAAACATACAGACTAAAACAAGTTTTTCCCATACAGGGCATTGGGTGTGTTTTAGAGGTTGAGGGTCTGGCAGAACGCTTTAAAAGTCTGCAAGTACCACAAGACAATGAATTATATGCCGGCATACTTACCTATAGCGGCAGAAACTTATTATATGGCTTTTACAGTGAGCCAATTAAACCTACTTGGAGAAAAGTGTGAAAGCTATTATTAGCAACAGAATCTACATGGATAATCCAGGTAGTGCTGCTAGTAAATTTATTATGAATACACTTACCTATAAAATTCATAAAAATACTGGGTCAAAGAAGTTTGTTAGTGTAGAAACTATTAAAAACTATAAAACTTATACTGGTGGTATGATTAGTGTACCGCAGGGCAGATTAGACTTAATACCAGACGGTTATAGCATAGTAGATAAGCGCGTTAACAATCCTGTACCGTTTCCTACAGCTAGATATGAACTTAGACCAGATCAACAGGAAATATATGATCAAGTTACAGATACTTGCTTTATTAACGCCCTAGTGGGCTGGGGCAAAACATTTACGGCACTACATATCGCACGTAAATGGGGTCAAAAAACACTAGTAATAACTCATACTACAGCACTGCGAGATCAGTGGCATGAAGAAATTGAAGCACTATTTGGTATTAGTCCTGGTATTATAGGCAGCGGTAATTTCGACGTAGAAGATCACTTTATTGTGGTAGGTAATGTACAAAGCATAGTAAAAAATCTAGCTAAGATTAACAAAGAATTTGGTACAATAATCTTAGATGAAGCACACCATTGTCCTGCCACAACATTTAGTCAAACCATAGATAGTTTTCATGCTAGATATAGACTAGCACTTAGTGGTACAATGCAGCGTAAAGATGGTAAACACGTACTATTTCAAGATTATTTTGGTACTACTATATTTAAACCCGAACAAGCCAACACAATCAATCCAGTAGTACATCTAGTAAAAAGTAATATTACACTAAAACCAAACGTACCTTGGGTAGAAAAAATTAATGAACTAACACAAAATGACTATTATAGAAAGTTTATTGCTGGTCTTGCTACTTATCATGTTGTGGCAGGTCATTCCGTATTGGTAGTAGCAGATAGAGTAGAATTTTTGGAGAAAGTAAAAGAATATGTTGGAGAAACGTGTTTGTTGGTTACTGGCGACACCAGTTTTGAAGAACGGCAATATGCTAAAGAGCAAATCCTCAGCAAAGCAAAAATGTGCATTGCTGGTAGCCGTCAAATCTTCAGCGAAGGAATCTCAATCAACATACTCAGCTGCGTCATCTTAGCAGTACCAATGAGTAACGATAGTTTACTAGAACAAATTGTTGGCCGAATTATGCGACCGCATCCTGGCAAGCTAAATCCAATAGTAGTAGATGTTCAGTTTAGTGGTTGGGCTGATAAAAAGCAAAATACTGATCGTTTAGGCCTATACATGAAAAAAGGCTGGGAAACTGTATCGGTATAGAAATTTTAACTTGTTGTAGTTAGTGTATTGTGTTATAATATATGATGAATCAAAGAAAAAGTTTCCGTTTTAACCTTAGTAAGTTAGAGCATGCCGCTAAAGGCAATCCAATAAAATTAGTTGAATTACTAGAAGATTATTATAAAGGTTTTAACCTTGGATTTAGTGGTGGTAGTAGTTTTTTAACTAGTCCTGGACAGCTTTTCTTTGATCGTAACACAGATATACTATTTAAATCGCAGTATATACAACTAGCGGCACGTAGAAGTTATCAGCAATACAAAGATTTAGGTTACATATATTTAGACTTAAGTTATTATCCAGACCTAAAAATTGACGCAATAAAATACAATCCGCTATTAACAATTACAGAAAACAAACTATATTTCAAATACGAGGAATAAATGGCACTTAGCTTTAAACAAACAAAAGGTAAAGCAGTTACAAACAAAGTAGAAACTTACGAATACAAAGACGGCGAAAACACTGTTAGATTAATTGGCGGAGTTTTACCACGCTATATTTACTGGACTAAGGGTACTAACAACAAGGATATTCCTATTGAGTGCTTGGCCTTTAGTCGTGAAAAGGAGAAGTTTGACAATCTGGAAAAAGATCATGTGCCCGATTATTTTCCTGATCTTAAATGCAGCTGGAGCTACTCTATTAACTGTATCGATCCTAAAGATGGCAAGGTCAAGGCACTAAATCTTAAAAAGAAACTGTTTGAACAAATTCTTACAGCAGCAGAAGATTTAGGTGATCCTACCGATTATGATACAGGCTGGGATGTAGTATTTAAACGCACTAAAACTGGCCCACTTGCATTTAATGTTGAGTATACACTACAAGTATTGCGTTGCAAGCCTCGCGCTCTTAGCGAAGAAGATCGTAAACTGGCCGATACTGCACAAAACATTGATGAAAAGTTTCCAAGACCTACAGCAGATGAAGTTAAAGCTCTCCTAGAGAAACTTACCACAGCTAGTACTGATGGTGATGATCTGGACGAAAGTCAAGCTGAAGCTATCAAAGAATTAGGTTAACATGTGGCCCGGTAATTTCGGTTACTGGGCCATTCTATTTGGAACTACAATGAAAGTACTATTTACAGCAGATATACACATAAAGCTAGGTCAGAAAAATGTACCACAAGATTGGGCTAGAAATAGATACAATTTATTGTGGCAACAACTAGCAGTACAACAAATTAGAGCCGACTTATTTGTTATAGGCGGCGATGTGTTTGATAAATTGCCTAGCATGGAAGAGTTGGAGATTTACTTTGACCTAATCAATCATTGTAATATCAACACAATTATCTATAGCGGCAATCACGAAGCAGTAAAAAAGTCTACGACGTTTATGACTAATTTAGCTAAAGCTACTAATCGTATGAATCGTAAGGTAATCGTAGTAGACGATTTTTACAGTGACTATGGTATTGAATTTGTACCATACAATAAACTAAAAGAATTTGAACAGGCTAATCCTTGGCCTGAAGGTGGCAGCATACTATGCACACATGTTCGTGGTGCAATACCGCCACATGTAACACCTGAAGTAGATTTAAGTATATTTAAACAATGGGATGTAGTATTAGCCGGAGACCTACATAGCTATGAAAATTGTCAACTCAATATTCTTTATCCTGGCAGCCCTGTCACTACCAGTTTTCACCGCCATCCTGTTGACACAGGTGTAATCTTACTAGATACAGATACGCTAGAACATAATTGGATTAAGCTAGAATTACCTCAGTTGATAAGAAAAACTGTTGGAGTAAACGACCCTAAACCGCCAACCGACTATCACCACACAATTTATCAAGTTGAGGGTGACTTGCAGGAGTTGGGTGAGCTGGAAGATAGTGAATTAATTGATCGTAAGGTAATCAAGCGCACAAGTGATGTACAACTTATGCTTGATGCAGAGATGAGCTTGATTGAAGAAGTTAGAGAATACTTACGCTATATACTTAACCTGCCTGAAGAGACTGTTGAACGTGCTGCGGTTGAGGTACAAAATAACCTAGATAAGATAGAGCATGAATGATAACAATTAAAGAATTACGCTGGAGCAATTGTTTTAGTTATGGTAGTGATAATACTATAAATTTCATCAAAGCTCCACTTACGCAACTAGTAGGTAAAAACGGACACGGTAAAAGCAGCGTAGCACTTATCCTAGAAGAAGTGCTGTTTAATAAAAACAGTAAAGGCATTAAAAAATCTGATATATTAAACAGATATATAAAAGATAAAAGTTATACTATTGAACTAGACTTAGAGCGTGACGGCAATGAGTATAATATTCGCTGCGTTCGTGGTACACAGCAAACTGTTAAATTGTTAAAAAATGGTGTAGATATTAGTGGTCACACAGCTACGCAAACCTACAAAATCATAGAAGATATTATAGGCATTGATCATAAAAGCTTTGCACAGATTGTTTATCAAAGTAATGCTAGTAGCCTAGAGTTCTTAACAAGTGCTGATACTGCACGTAAAAAGTTTCTTATTGAAATCTTAAACTTAACTAAGTATACTAGAGCAGGCGAAGTGTTTAAAGAGCACAGTGTTGACTTGGGCAAAGAGATTAGTGCTTGTCAGGCTAAGATTACTACCATCAATAACTGGCTAGATAAGTATGAAAAAAGTGACTTAACTACTAAAACCTTAAAGCCAGTAGAAGTTTTAGACGACAGCTTAGGTAAGCGTGTAACAGAACTTGAGCTAGAAATAGCCAATGTGGACAAAACTAATCGCAAGATTAATCAAAACAATACCTATATTGAACAGCTAGCCAGTATAAATATAACTAGCATACCTGAGTCAGTAGATACTAAACGTATCAAAGAGTGCGAACAAGAAGCAACCACACTAGCAAAAACTGTTAAGGACAGCGAACAATTTATAGCCAAGCTAAATAAATTGCACGGAATGTGTCCTACTTGTTTTAGTGCTATTGATGAAGCTAAGGTGCAGCAGTTAGTTGACGAGCATAAGGATATTATAAGTCGTGCTACTG